GCAGTTGTTCGGATGCTGAGAAGGTCTGTGAGGCATCGGCTCTCACCCTGTTCCCAAGAGCAGTAGTCATGGTGGATGAGAATGACGCATCGTCATTGATAGCCGCCGCGAGTTCGTTCAGCGTATCGAGTGCGCCGGGGGCAGAATCGACCAAGCCCGTGACCTGTGTATCGACATATGTTTTGATGGATTGCTGTGATGCGGCATGAGTGGCTGAGTTGGATGCCATGTTGTCTTCGTCTTTGAGATCGAGCGTCAGCGTCACCGCCCCACTCGACCCCCCACCCGTCATCCCCGTCCCTGCTGTGACGGCAGTAATGTCTCCTACCTCGGTGGTGTAGCCATATGAGAGAATCTTGTCCTGTATAGCCGCAGATGTCATCAACGAGGTATCGTTGTCTGCAAAGGACTCGGAACTCACTTGAAGGCTGTTCGCGGCTAATTCGGATACGGTTAGTCCACCCACATTGAGAGTGACCGCACCTGCGGCTTGATTTGCAGTAATGCCTGTCCCGGCTGTTATGCTATACACTACACCAGTAGTGCTTGTTCCAATGGCAACACCGTTGATGGAACCACCTGTGATGGATACATCATCTGAATCCTGAGTGGCTATCGTCCCAAGACCCAATGATGTCCTTGCAGTAGCCCCACTCTCTGCTGCCCAATTACTTCCATTTCCTACGATGAATACGCTATCAGAGGGGGTCATTTGGGCTAAAGTGGTTAGATCCCCATCATAGGTCTGATATGTATTCCCCCCGGAAACCTCTCCCGATGCCGGATTCACTACTGGTTCCTCGGCATTAGCGAGAAGGCTGAATGTGACAATCTCATATTGGAGTGTATATCTGAAGAGTTTCTTGCTCCTATCAGACAAGTCAGTCCTCGTCTTGAATATGGCTCGATCGAAGTTAGTCCCGTCACCCTTCCTGAAACCATGGATGATGCGTCTGACTTCATTCCTCAACTCTGATAGCCTGTCTCTGCTATCCACCGTCCTTATGTCGATGGTGATGTTGACGTGTTCGTTGACGTAATCATAGAGGAGTTCAGGCTGTGCCTCATTATGTGCTGTCTCAAAGATACGGATGACATCGTTATCGAGCATCCTCACTCGCTTCGCATCGCCCTTGTCGAGGTCAGCGATGTCCTCGATGGATGGTTCCGGGGGCTTCGACCAATTGGTCTGGAGGATGTCCCTCAATGCGATTATCGGATCAGCCATCGAGTGCGGCCTCCAATCTCTCTATTGCACTATCCCTTCGTTGCCTTGACGCACTATTCTCGACCTGTTTCATGGCAATCTCCTCCAATTCTTCTTCGGAATAGTTTAGACCATCTGCTTCGGACATCTCCCTCTCGCGCTTAAGGGTAGCATCGAACATAGTCCTCTCCGCTCTCGCGGAGTCTTCGATGTCCTTGGAGGTTTGCTTTAGGACTTCATTCATGTTCTTGAAAAAGGCAATGAGTTTATCCACAGACTAACCACCCATGCCCGCTACGATTATGCTCTCTTGGTATGGGATTAGGAGCCTCTTGACCTCCTCATCCAACTTCTGAATCTTTGAGTTTAGATCGACGTTCTGAGTTCCCTCTGGGAACATGGCAGTATAGTCATCAGTCATCAGGATGTCCATGGCAACCAACTTGGTACAAGCATCTTCAATCGTCTTATCGAGATACCTCTCTCCATAGACGTATGAAATCTTGAGGCTGTGATTCTCAAAGAACGGATACTGGTTGTTGAACATGATTGCCCCGTTGTCCTCTATCGACCACCAGTCCTTCTGCCTCTGCTCATCAGTCGAATCGCTATCAAACGTCGTTTGCTTCATGACCGTGCTTGTAGTAAGTCCTGCTTGGAAGTTAGAAGTAAGATCATCTGCTATCGTTATGTTATTTCCACTCCTAGTGCATCTCGCTACTCGTATGGATGTCCCTGAGCCATAGTAATACAAGCCATTGCCTTGTACGAAACCAGAACCATCTGCAACAGCAAACGTGCTTCCTGTCGAAGCAACGGTGGAACTGTTTGTATTGCTCAAATCAAAATCAAAACAACTCTCATTAGTGACGGCAATGGTGACTATCTCTCCCTCATCTGTTGATCTCATACTGCTTATCAAAACATTGCCATCTCCTTCATCGCTGTTCGCAGTAGCCAAGAACTCGTGTGCGACGTTGAGTGCCTTGCTATTCTCGGTCATGGTTCCTATCTGGATGGCTGTCTTGCCTGTTGTCGAATCCTCGTTGATCAGATTGCCAATCTCACTAGCGATCGTCTTCACCCCGAAATCCTTAGCCCATGTAGTTGCTGAAGTCCCACTAGACAGGGTGGCTGTATGAGCAATGCCCGGACATAGGAATATCTTATCCGTGCCATTGAGCAGATGTGGTTCCTGTACGACAAGCCTGATTCTAGCAGCCGCTAGTTCACGATACTTGTCTCCTTGCCATACGCCCATTCTCAATATTCTCTGGATTGGACGACTCCTCAGATAGATAGCACCGACATAATCCGTGTAGTATCGACGGCGGTATGGTTTGAACGTAGTGAAGTTCTGATACTCATCGACAACCATTCGTGGTCGCCATGCTATTCTGCATATCCTGTCGATGTAATCTTGCCTCCTTTGTATGAGAGTCTCCACTTGTGATTTGGTAATCCCCCTCTGTGATGAGTTCGACAGTATAGAAGATGGCTGCACCTCTGCGTTGTTCGCCTTGGTGTATGCTGTTCCGGGGTCAACAGCCTTGAGGAATACCCCCCCGCTCGATCCCGATGATTCGACACCTGTGAGTGTCAGGGAACTACCTAATGCATCAACGTCGTCATAGAGCGTGATGACATCATCCGTTGCGAACCCCCATCTTCGGTAGTCCTTGCCGGAGATTGGCATCTTGATGTATGTCACGCCACCGACAGTTGCTGTCGAGGTATTCCCTATCAATTCAGTTGGCTTTGCTTCAGGGAGTTGGAGGTAAGCCTCGACCTTCGCTACTGTCGTATATACTAGGTCAGTTGGATAGAGTGGCTGATCTGGCCTATGACCCGGTGTGAATACTCTTGGCACTACGCATCACCCATGTCTCCCCAGATTGTAGTCCATGTCGTATCCGCATCCGGCACACCTTGGAGTCCAACAGAAATGAAGGAGGCTGCAATTCTTACATCGGGTTCCCGAAGTAATATTCTGAATGTCAAATCTCTCCCTTCCTCTTACTTTCATTTTGATCGTCTGTGCCTTAGCAAGGTTCTTCTTACTAAAAGGAGAATCACCCTCATGGATAGAACCTTCGCCTGTGGCTATCTCAGCCATGCGAGTCTTACGACGACGTTCTATTGCGTGTGCTTCTTCAAAGCAGATTTCACCGACTTCTAGTCCCACCGGCAAGCCCCCGATTAGGCTCGCCCACCTGTGACTGACAGATATACAGTAAGAGCGGATAGGTTGGTTGCATCCGATACTGCGTCAAGGGCCGCACCATCTGCACCCGCTTCGTAAGCAAGGAGTTTCTTGTTGGTTCGGTCATAGTTGAATACATATCCGCCGGGACTCTCGACGTGGACTGTCTCTATGTTGGAGACATAAGTTGTTAGATCCAGAGCCTCACCTGCTGCAAGCCATGATGAATCAGGGGTTATCTTGAGGGCGACAGTAAGCCTATTGCCCGTCACATTCGTTCGTCCAAGTTGCGCTACTGTGAGTGCCATATTGAAACAACCTTGGGGACAATCCTATTTAACATATATTTTTTTTCAGACTATTCGTGGAGGACGATTATTCGTATCGTTCCTGCTGAGAATGTGCTGTTTGAAGTGGCTACCGTAAATCTGACACGTCCGCAGACAAGCCCATTCCATGATGCTGCTTCGTCAATCGTGACTCCGCCGGTCGTTGAAGAACCGGGAGCAGCCACGGTGAAGTGAACTCCGCTAGTGGCTCCTGCGTCTGCATTCATGTTCGCTCCCTCTGATGTTTGGAAATTCAGAGGAGTATTGCTTGCTGTCCGTACATCAAGACCCGCGATGGTTTCACAGTAAGGGTATTCAGTCCCACCCGTATCTTCAACATCCATTGTTATCTTGAGTGATCCTCCGGTTGCCGTGTTGGAACCGCAAGTCACTCTTGACGGGTCAAGGACTAATCTTCCTATCTTGCCGTTGAGATCCAAAGTCCCGTTAAGGGAGTTAGTCCCATCTGCGGTTAGAGTCAGGACTCTTCGATTGACACGCACACGGCTCGCGTAGCGGCCTGTGCCGTCATCAATGTCCGTGTATGAGTCAGTCACTCAGATGCCCCCGTGACGTAAGCACGGGCAGCATCAGTCATAGACGCTTTGGTCGAGCGGTTGTTGACTGGTATCCCCTTATCAGAACACCATGCCATCATCTGCGCCCGTGTTAGTTTCGTATCGAAGCCCGATGCTGCTAGAAGGATGTCCACATCGACTTCCTTGTCCGTCACAGCAGGTGCTGCCTCGATCTCCTCTTCCACTATGAGTTCCGGTTCCGGTTCTGGTTCCACTACGGGTTCCTCGACCACCTCAAGCATCTTCTTCGCCTGAGCGGTTTCTGTGCCTATGACTTCCCAAGCGGTTGCACCGTTTGCTATCATCGGCATGATTGTGTTCTTTATCAGATCCTCTGGAACATCGTCACGCACCATGCCACGGGAGAACCCCATGACTTGGTGCTTGCTGATACGCAACTCTGTGTAGGGTCGCGCTCCTGCATATCGAAGGCTAAGAGCCACTTGGCTCACCTTCAACGGTATAGGAATGTCAGTCTAACCGTGTCGCCGTCCTGACCTGCTGATGCCGGGGTCAGTTTGAGCAAGGTGGTTGTTGACACATTCCCTGCAACTGTGAAGGCGTTTCCACCTGCGGTAGTTATGTTGTGCGCTCCGAGTAGTCCGATTAGTGCAGAACCCGCCACCGCGTTTGTTGCTAGTGCTAGGTCGTATGCGAAAGCCGCATCTCCGTCAGTCACTACTACGTCCACAACTGCTAGACTGATCGTGCCTGTCACGCTGTTGCTTCCCATTGGGCTTTGTAGCCATGCTGTGTCATCCTCTCCGACTCCACCCCATAGGCGGCTGTCGAAGACTACTGTTCCGTTTCCTGTTAGATTCGTGTTTGCCATTTCATTTCACTTCCTTTTTTCTCCATCATTCTCCGAACACCTACGCGGCGATGTCCCTCACCTTTCCGTGCGCTCGATAGAATAGTTGCCATAGGTCGCCCATCGTGTGGAACATACCCATCTGTCCTAGCCTGTTGATCCCGAATGGGTCGCCAGTCTCGATACCAGACTCGTGGTATAGAGTTGGCTTGGCCGTGCAGAAATACATATAGTCGCTGTCCATGAAATACATCCTTGACAGTTCGCCGGAATCCGCCGTCACGTCCTTGGATGGAATCAGAGGAACGCCGTTGTAGGTGGCGACTACGAAGCCCGCCTCCATGCCCGGAACACCCTTGACGCCGTTGACGCCGGGTACTACCCTCTTCATCTCCGTGAACCTCTGTTGAGGCTGGAGTAGTTGCTGAACCTTCTCCAGAGTGTCGTAGCCAGTTAGGATAACCTTTGGCTGTCCACCCTTCTCCCATACGCTTCGGAACATTCCGTCAATCACGTTCAGGCTGAGAGCGCGGGCAGCACCTGCTGCTCCTGCGTCACAGTTAGCATCGTACCATTGCTGAGAACCTGCTCCGGCTCCGTTTCTGGTGATGTTGTATTGGTTGTGGTCTGTGATCAAGTCCACGAAGTCAGTTGCTGACTCGGTGAAGGATGAAGACAAGCATCGGTCTAGGGACTCAAAGTCGTTCCCTGCCGTGGTGTTCACGTCCTGAAGCAGCATCGTGTTGATGTGTTCTGCGTGGTGCTTTGCCATCTCCATCTTCATGACAGCCCTTGCGTCACCCAATCCGTCGTCCTTGTCAGCGAGGAACATTGCTGTCTCGCTCAGGTCGAAGGTGTGAGCCACGGTCTTGGGCTTGGTGCTGACCTCTGCGAAGGTCGGCTTGGTGGTTTCTGGCAGAGTCCCGTTCTCAGGTAGTCCGCCACCCTTGGTGTTGTCAGGCTTGGCGGTCACGACTCTCCATCCACTCTTTTCCCAAGGCTTCTTGGGCAAGATGCT